AGAATCTCTCGTACTATCTGCTAGGATGGACGGGAAGAGACTTGAGACCATCGAAGTGTCACTGCGAACAATGGAGGTGGTGCAAAGCAGGGGAGAGTGGAACAAATCATCCGAGTACCACGATGAGATCGTGCAGCTAGTCAATGAAAACATGCACCTCATCTACGAAAGATCAATCTCCCAACAAGCAATCTAACTCACATATGAAGACTAAAGAGCGTCTGCACCACGACACCTGCGTTCGTGTTGCAAGACTACTAAAGAAGGGTGTGAAGAAGGGTATCCCAGCTCTCCCTCTACAAGCGGTTGAGCTGAGTGATGTAACAACGGGGACATCCGAGGCCCCAGACATCATAGCTTACCACCATAATATATCGGATGCACTATGTATCGTCTTCGAGATAAAGCTCTCCAGAGCTGATTTCCTGAGGGATGCAAAGAAGGCATGCCGTAAGAAAGGTTGTGGTATGGGAGCACAGAGGTATTACGTCACCTCCGAGGAACTTATATCACCAGATGAAGTTCCAGAAGGCTGGGGGCTCTTGTACCTTCGAGAGAAAGAGCTAATCATGGCTAAGCGTAGCAAGGTCTTCCCTGAAAGCGAACGCTGTACCTATGGGGAGACCAACACCCTCCTAAACCTCATGCGCCGAGGTGCTAAATGGGGAAGCGTATTTGACAATGACGACCACAGAGGCACCCATACTAACGGACAGAAATAAACAACAGACAAGTATGAACTACTTAGAACTAGCCCACAAGATCCACCAGAACGCCGTAGACAAAGGATTCTGGGATGAGGAGAGGCCTGCAAAGCACTTCCTCATGCTCGCTATCTGCGAACTCTGTGAAGCCATTGAGGCGGATCGAGAGGGACGCCGTTCCCACCCTTCAGCGCTGGAGTGTCTACAGGATGCAGAGTTTCTCGAGGATTTCCGCAAGCACGTCAAGGACACACTCGAGGACGAGCTGGCGGACTGCGTCATTCGCCTGCTGGATCTATTGGCAAAGATATGCCCCACGGAAGAAATAAATATCACCCTATGGGACAACGTGAACGGATTGACGCTAACCGAAGTCGCATACAGAGCTGCTGATTGTTTGTCAGATTTTGATACTTATTGGGACAGCGAAGAAGAGGATGTATACCCAGAGATGAGAGCTGGTATCCTATACACCATCGGCATATTGCAGTCCTATGCAACACTCATAGGTATCGACCTCGACAGACACATCCTGCTCAAGATGCGATACAACGCCTCTCGCCCCAGATTACATGGGAAGAAATACTAACGCCTAGAGGCTGTCTATGTTTCTTGTTTTTCCTATCTTTGCCCCAGCTAGGGGGATGGTCAGTACCCATCCCCCTAGGGGCAAAGGCTTAGGATCTCTTAGAGATTGTGAACGTTATCGTCCACTTTCCTAGCTTTACCCTAATACTGATGCTCATAACATTGGTAGTATTAGGAAGCAAAGCACTTTAATATTAGGTGGCTTTGCACAACCTTGAGAGGGATAGAGTTCGGAGCTTTGTCCCTCTCTTTTTGTATTACAAAGGTACGAAAAATACCTACACAAACCAAATGTAAGCAGTTGTTTTTCAGTTACTTATCATTCATCTTTTCCGGATAGCGGGGGGCGTTTTTTGAGGGAGAGGGTACCCCCTGCATACCACCTCTCGCTCCCTTTTTCACGTACGAGGTCGCAAAGTTGGGTGGGGGTGCGCTTGCTTCTAAATGCGTAGGCCCTTTTGTGTAGGAGTAAAATGTGTCGTAATAACTGATAAAGCAGCGATTTAGCCCTAATAAAGTGCACAAAAGTGTATGGCTAGAAAGTTGGGGGGGGGAGATGGGGGCAAAAAGGACTATCCGCTCCATAATACAAGAACAATCCCCAAGTGATGACCAAAGACCAAACAATTACTTTCCTTAGAGATGGGCTTCAAGCCTTGGGAGCCTACTCGGCTGCCTTTGAGCCTCTGTTGGAGAGTGTAGCTATGGTCGTAGAGGTACGTGACCAGGCCTACACTCAACTTCAGCAAGAAGGTGTCGTCGTTGATGAGATTAGCCGTGAAGGTGATCCTCGTAAGCGCACGAACCCAGCTTGGACGATCTTTATTGAAAGTAGCAAGGAGTTACGGGCTCTCTTCGTGGAGCTCAAGATGACGGTGCGCACAGCTACCTTCACTAGTGGGGATGAGGTCGATAAGCTTAACATACTCTTACAGCAGGTCTATGATGAAGCCATTAAGTCCCGACGAAGCTCGGGCTATCAAAAGCGCCCTCGTGCAAAGACTACAAAGCGCTGACGTCCCTTACCCTCGCTTCAACAAGGTAGACAAGCGCCTCTCCGCCTACATCCGTGACTGCATCAAGAAGCCCGACGGGCACAACCTCTACGAACTCCTGAGCGTGGAGCAGTTCATTCGGAAGGCGGGGCACTACGTCCTACGTGATGAGAAGGTACGCCACTTCATCACCTTCTACGAGAATATACGCCTCCCCAGTGCCGAGGGAATGGTTCGCTTCCCGCTGACCCCAGTACAAGTCTTCCAGTTCACCAACATCTTCTGGTTCTATCATGACGACGGGGAGAGGCGATTGGTGCGAGAAGTGCTGCTCTTTGTCCCTCGCAAGTACAGCAAGACGACCTCCATAGCCACCCTCGCCGTCTATGATCTACTCTATGGGGATGCCAATGCCGAGAGCTACGTCGGGTCGAACAGCTACCAGCAGTCCCAGGTGTGCTTCGGCGTGATCAGTAAGATCCTCAAAGCCCTTGATCCATCGTTTCGCCGCTTCAAGATCAACCGGGAGCAAGTCTTCAACCGCATGCCGGGGAAGATGAGCATCTCCCGTTGCCTGGCTTCTGCCGCCGACCGCCTCGATGGGCTTAACGCCTCCCTTGTGATCATCGACGAATACGCCCAGGCGGAGAGTGATGCCCTGAAGAGCGTACTCACCTCCTCGATGGGCGCGAGGAAGAACCCGCTGACCTTCGTGATCACCACTGCCAGCGACAAGGTAGACACGCCATTCACCGAGATGCTCGATGCCTACAAGGCTATCCTGCGGGGAGAAGTAGAGAATGACAGCATCTTCGCCCACATCTTCGAGCCCGACGCTTGGGATGAAGAGGGCGACCCGCAGACCTGGAGGAAGGTACAGCCCCACCTCGGCATCACCGTTCGCCCAGAATACTACCAAGCCGAATACGACAAGGCACAGCTCACAGCAGGTGAAATGAAGACCTTCCGTAATAAGCTCCTTAATATCTTCGCCCGTGACGAGCGAGATCAGTGGATACCCCGTGAAGACATCGAGCGGGCGTTCTGCTCCGTGCCCTTGGAGCTCCTCCGTGGCTCAAAGGCTATGTGCGCCGTGGACCTCTCAGTGAGGGATGACTTCAGTGCCCTGACCTTCCTCATCTACACCCCGAGCCGTGTACCTGAGGGGCGTACGAGCGTCTGCCCCTTCCACGCTATTACGCACTACTTCTTCCCCCGTGGACAGCTGGATAGGCATGTAAATAGGGAGCTCTATAGGCGTTGGGCAGAGGAAGGCTACCTCACCTTTTGCGAAGGTGACAGCATCGACTACCCGCTCATCGTGAATACCATCTTAATACAACCTCTCGCCACGCTCAAAATCGGCTACGACCCTTACAAAGCGCTGGAGTTTACTAACCTGCTACGCTCTACCCCTGGCGTAGGGAAGGCGAACCTAGAGGCCATTCCCCAGACCAATGGGAGCTTCAATACAGCTGTGGACTCTTTCGAGCTCGCCCTGAGCCGTCAGCAAGTGACTTTCGACCCTAACCCCATTACTGCCTACTGCTTCGCCAACGCCGTCATTGACGAAGACCGTCTCGAAAACCGAAAGCCCGTCAAGGCTATACCCTCCGACAAGATTGACGGGGCTATTACCTGCCTGATGGGCTTCTGGCTCTTTAACCACTTCAAAGCGTCCGTATAACTATGAGCTTCCTTAATCGCCTCTTCCGCCGAAGCGTCTCCTCTTCCTGTAATGCCGACCCTCTGCGTTCCGTTATGGACGCCTTTCCGCAGGCCCGCCGAAGTGCTGACGTCTCCAGCCCCGATACCGCTATGGCCATTGCTAGCGTCTACCGCTGTGTGGACATCCTCTCAGGTACGATAGCTTCACTCGATCTCGAGCATCAGCGCCGTAAGGATAGGGTATTTGCCTATGTGGAGGAAAGCCCCCTGAATCTGCTCTTTTCAGGTAAAGCTAACGACCGACAGAACTTCTTCACCCTCCTTCAGAACGCCGTCATCCGCCTGCTCCTTTCGGGTAACGCCTACCTCCTCCCCCGCTTCTCCCGACGAGGTGGAATCAAGGACTTGGTACTTTTGAGTGATGGGGCAGTAGCCTATGACCAGCGAACGAACCGCTACCACGTCTCCGACCCGATTTGGGATGTCTCGGGCATCTTCTCCCCAGAAGAGATCATACACCTCAAGAACAAGAGCCTCGATGGTGGCTATACAGGCGTATCCACGATTCGATATGCAGCACTTAGTCTATCTCTCAGTGCCAATGCTGATAGACAAACCAATGATGGCCTTTTGGCTGGAAATCAAAAATCCGGCTTCCTAATCGGAGGTAACGAACTTCAGGGGCTGGGAGCCCTGAGCGAAGACGTCGCCGACAAAGTGACCGAGAGAGTGAATCGAGAGATCAATGCAGGCCAGAGAATCATTCGCCTATCTGGTTCGATGCAGTTTATCGAATCCTCGATGAGCAACAGCGATGCCGAGCTCTTGGAAGTCCGAAAGTACTCCGTCCTGGACGTCTGCCGCTTCTTCGGAGTGCACCCCTATATGGTATTTGCTGATCGGAGTACGAACTACAAGGAGGCGGAAAACTCGCAGATTAACTTCCTTAACCAGACCCTCCGCCCCTTCCTTCGTCAGATTGAGCAAGAGTTCTCCGACAAGCTTCTTCCTCGATCCGCCCGAAGCACCGAGCGCATCCGTTTTGACCTCTCGGGGCTCTTTGCCACCGACCTACGTAGCCGTGCTGACTATGTCAAGACCAGCGTCGAGGCGGGAGTAATGACCCCCAACGAGGGACGCATCTTCGAGGGGCGTAGCCCGCTGGAAGGGGGCGATCAGCTTTTCATCTCCTGCAACGTAGCCCCAATCAGCTCCCGAGTCTCATCAGATTCAGATACTTCGCTACACCAGGATTGAGATCCGTGTCATCCAGCTCTGTGTAGTGGGGGCAAAATATCACATCCTGTACATAGGGATGTATTAACTCAGTTGAATATGCCTAATCCTCCCCTCTACGAACGGCGCTCCTTTGTATCTCAAGAAGTAGCACCCCAAGTTCCCGAAGGAGACTCTCGCCGTATTGCTGGCCTGGCCATCGTCTACGAGAGCGAGAGTGAAGTCCTCTACGATTGGTGGGACGGTCGCTCTTTTGTCGAGATCGTTCACCGTGGAGCTGTGACTCCCGAGCTCTTGTCCTCCAGTGATGTCCTAGCACTCTACGAGCATGATCGTAAGCAGCTACTAGCCCGATCTACTCAGGGAACGGGCACACTGGAGCTGATGATAACCAACGAAGGTATGCGCTATGCTTTTGATGCCCCGAACACCCAGATCGGAGATGATGTCTTAGAACTCCTCCGTCGTGGAGACCTTCGCTCCTCATCTTTCCTGTTCGGAGTTAAGGACGGTGACACTCGCTGGGAGCAGAAGAGTGACGGAACGTGGATACGACACATTGATCACTTCTCCTACCTCGGGGATGTCTCTGTCGTCAGCCAACCAGCTTATCCCGCTTCTAGCTCCACTGCTGAGCGAAGTCGTGAAGCTCTAAGTTCCGAGCGCTCTCACTTTCTCTCAAGTCCCAAGCCCAGAACCCTAAGTCCCCTGGAGGCATTTGCTCTTAGGCGTGCCGAAATACTCTCCAACCTATAACCCCTTAATCCCCACCTTATGACCAAGGAACAAGAAGAGCTCAATAAGCTCTACCTCCGTTTCAAGGAGCTACAGTCTAGTCGAAAGACAGGAAAGCTCACCGAAGACGAAGAACGAGAGCTGATCCAGATCACTGAAGAGCTCAACGAGCGCTCAACGACGATGAACGTAGATCAAGCTCTCCGTGCTGTCGCTACAGACCAGGACGATCTTGCCCGTGAGTTCATCGCTGCCGCTCGTCGTGCTGTAGATTCTCGTGCCGTCGTAGAGCTAGAGAGCCGTGCAACGACTCTCCAGCAGAACGTCGAGAGTGCCCGCCCAACCCTTATTCAAGAGCTCATCCAGCCCTTGGAAGCTGAGCTGATCCATACCAAGCTGGGCCTCCGGCTACAGACCGGTGTCTATGGACAGCCCGTTTGGCCAGTTCTTGCTGGTGTTGAAGCTCAGATCCTCGGAGAAGACGTGGCACTCACCGATAAGGCTCTCCAGATCGACAAGCTCAGCGCTACTCCTACTCGTCTCGGCGTGTACGTCCCAATTACGTCCCAGGCACTGAACGCAAGCAACATCAACCTGCGCTCTGTCATCATTGAGCGTCTAGCTAAGGCTGTGGGTGCTACGCTCAACAAGGCTCTCTTCTCTACCACGGCACCCTCATCGCCGAATAACGGCATTGCCTCGCTCCTCGCTACACCCTATGCAGCGCCTTCTGGCACCTATGCCGTAGCTACGGGACCAACGCTTAAGGACATTGTAGCGCTTGAGGCTGCTGTTCTGAGCAATGACATTCAGCCCGATGGGAGTGCGGCCTACATCGTTCACCCCAAGACCTACTGCATGCTAAAGTCTACGCCGGTAGAGAAGGGAAACCCAAAGATGCTCCTAGAAGATGGACACATGAACGGCTACCCTGTGGTCTCTACGACGTTCATGCCTGAGGATGCTATCCTTTTCGGTGTCTTCTCCTATTCGGTACTGGCGCAGTACGGCGATGGGTCTCGTTTCTTCGCACAGTACAATGGGAAGAACGATCGTGTGGAGTTCACCCTCAACGATGACTTCTCCAACACGGTGCTACGTCCCGAAGCCTTCGCCTGCCTCAAGCGTAAGTAATCCCGTCATGCCCCAATACCTAACCCTCCCCGAAGCGAAGAAGCATCTCAACGTAGACCACGATGAGGATGATGACTTTATCGTCGAGCTCCTTGATGTAGCTGAAGATTTCCTCTCGAACCTCCTCCATCGACCGCTCTATGCAGTTGAGGAATCCGATGGAACTCTTCCCCCTGCTCTTCGACATGCTCTGAGGATGATAGTTGCTCGTCTCTATGCTGATAGGGAGGGTTATCGGTCTGGACGCATGACGGAGCTCCCCTTTACCATTCCAGCTCTCATCAGTCCCTACAGGATAGAGCGATGAACGCAGGAGCCTTTACCCACCGCATTACCTTCATTAGCTCCGTACGTATTCAGAGTCCATCTGGAGCTGTACGCGACGAACGACAGGAGGCCTTTCATACCCGAGCCTTCCTTAAGACATTGCGTCCAACCTTCAATAAGGATGGCTTGCAGGCTCATGAAGTCGTAGACCCTAGCTCGCTTGTCTTTGTAGTACGAGATGACAGGCGCCTCACCGCTTGTCGCTGGCTCCGCTGGCGTGCTGACATCTACAGCATCGTCCTCCTCAAGCCTCTGCCAGATCGTACGGTTGAAGTTACCGCCCGATATGTAGACGAGTAATGCCCGAAATCGTCAGCATCACCGGTCTATCTGAGGTGAAGGGCTTCCTAGAGCGTCTCAAGTCCGCTCCAAGCCCTGAGAGACTTCGTGAGCCCTTCTTTCGGGCAGCAGAGCTCTACCAGCAGGACGTCCGCTTGACGCTCCCTGCCTTATATCGCCCTACGAGTCGAAACGGACATAGACCACGAGGCAACCTAATCCGAGGGCTTCGCAGGCGTATGCCCAGAAGAAGTAGAGTAGGGCACATAAGCCTCTCCGTAGGCTTCTACTATGTGAGTGGACGTGGCTCTTATAACGAATCCAAGGCTGCTAACCATGCTCATCTCATTGATCAGGGTACCGCCGATCGCTATACTCGGGCAGGAAAGTATCGAGGGC